GAGGAAGCTCAAAAACAAGAGGAACAACGTAAACTTGAGGAAGCTCAAAAACAACAGGAATCAACTAGTAAATCTACCATTAATAACAGCGATGCTAGTGAAAGTTTCTCAAATTGTACAGAATTACGTAAAAAATATCCGAATGGAGTACCATCTTCTCATCCAGCATACAGCGCTACGTTAGATCGTGATAAAGACGGATTTGCTTGCGAAAAAAAATAATCTAATACAATTGCATCGTTACAACAGATAGAGAAATTAAAGCAAGCTGAAGCTAATTCTGGAAACAAATTAATCCTAAAAAGAACAGGTACTAAATTCTACAGTAAAAATATAACTAGTACATAAAAAGTAGGTGTTTAAATTAAAAAGAAATTCTACCTTTATGAAATTCACTCGTTCAATATTTAACGCATTTCGTTTGTTGAGTAAAATCATAAATCCAATATTAAAGGCATTAACTAAAAGTAAATTTTAAATTTCATAAAAATAAAAATCCCCTTCTGCATATGAGTGCACAAGGGGATTTTTCTCTTATTCTATTTATTCTACAGACATTGAGTATAAATATAAAAATAAGAAACGGTGTATATTTACACTAACATTTATAAATATGAAAATCAAGATATAATTACCTACTTATAGAATCAGATAATAATTTTTGTTCATATAACTATTCTTTTGTATTATTTCAAATACTCGTACCACCAGTTTCTTTCATCCATCCAAGCTGTAATTTTATCAAGTTCACCATTTGGTAAAACTTCAGTTTGTAAATACGCTAAACCAGTTAATGGATCAGAGACAACCTTCCCTTTTGTTCCACGCTCATTCATAGCGTTTACGACTTCCTGAATCAATGAAATACCAAAACCACCAGATTTAACATATTGATAGCCGCCATTAGCAATAGCTTGTTCTGTTTGTTTCTCTTCTGTGAACCAAGATAATGATTTACTACCAATTAATTTGTTCAAATCACACTTTCCGATACCTGGTATATTTCCTGTCTCGGTGTATTGCCAGATATCACACGGATAAGCTGGTCTATTCCCACCATATCGGGGAATCCATACGAAATCACATTTCACATTTGCCATACCAAAAGGTGCATACATATGATGACCAACATATAAACCGACTTTCTTAGCGCCTAATCGACGTAATTCATCGATAAAAGCCTGTGTACCTGCTCGCATATCATCCATTGTTTTCACTTCTACATCAGCCACCCAAACTGTTGCAATCTTGTCACCACGGTTCCAGAAATCACGAGCTTCTATACGTGCATCATTTTCAGAAACGAAACGACAGAATGCATAGTTACCAAACGGAACGTCATGCTGCTTCATAGCTTGTACATAGCCTTTATACAATGGATCTACATAATTTGAACCATCTTGTACACGAGCAATTATAAAGTCCAAATGTTGTTTTGCTATAGGCCAATTAATATTACCATTCCATTTTGAAATATCGACAATATAACCCATTATTTATCGTCCCCTTCACTATTAACATCATGATCAGACCAAATCCCTAATGCGATACCAACTGACAGCAAATAAGGCGCTAATTCATCTAAAAAGCTTTTAGCCTCTGGCACACCAAATTTCGTAAATAAAAATCCAAGCAAAGAAAAAACCGCAACCCATGTTTTCCAGTTGCGGAATCGTTTTGTGATATTCTCTTTTGACATATTACATGCCACCTTTCATTAGTAATCCTAATAATCCAGCTACAATTGCTCCAATAATGATACGAAGAATCCATGTAGTATTGGCGCTAATTTTATCGAGAAGTTTATTTATACTTACTATATCCTTTTCGTTGACAGTGGTACGCGTCTCTAAATTGCGGATATCACGCTGCATATCCTTTTGATCTGACTTAATTTGTTGGATCTCTTGCTTTAAATCTTGAATTTCTTGCATTGGTTCAGCTCCTTTTCTAAAAATTAAAAAGCCTGCTATAAGCACGCTTTGATTTGTTTTAAAAGTCGTATTTTATTCAGAATAATTTTATTCTTTAAAATTCCCGTTTTAATGTGTTATTGTACCGTGTTATTTGTTATCGTTTAAAGTAGAAAGCGGGTGTGCATATGGAAGGGATAATTTTTCTTCTAATAATCTTCATTGTATGTTTTATATTACTAGTATTCATGAAGATTTTTGGTAGGAAGAAACAAGCTAACAAATCTATTGAAAAAGAATTAAAAAATCATTCCTCAATACAAGAAAATGGTAATCATAACGATTCAGGAACAAATACTAATGATACTGAAGCTAGCTGGATGAATGCCGTAATGACAACCTCAGTTATTACAGCGTCTATGAAAAGTGCTCAGGATCATTCGGAAGGTAATAATCACGATTCGAATTCAGCGAATCATGACAACGTAGATTCACAGGATTAATTTAACTTAGTGATTTAATCGACATCAAGAGTAACGTTTTTTAAATCACTTTTTATTAATCTTAATCCTTAGTTCTTTTACAAAGATAACTTACCCCGCATCAAATCCGCTCGTTAATATTTAGAGCCCATATACATTACACTTACAGTCGCCTTTTCTTTATACTCAGTACATGTTCCTATCGTGTCATCATAAAACCCCGAACATAAACTTTTTCGCCTTTTTCTAAAAATAAAAGAGCATGTTTTCGCACACTTGTCTCTAAAAGCCGTATTTTATATAGTTTTACATTCTTAATTTTATTACCACCAAAAATTAATCAACCAATCTTTATGATGATGGATATATCTTAATAAGATCTTAATCCAGCCAAAAAACGATATCCAGAGGATAATAGAAAATGCACTTCCCCAGAGCAAACCTACAAAGAAATTACCTTCTTTCTTCATATTAATTCTCCTATTATTTTCATAAGTGATTTACCGTAGAATATCTTAATGCTGTGTACTAGCGGTGTATTTATTGTGAAATAAAAAAGATATACATGATGTGAATTTATTAAGAAATTTTCAGTACAGCATAACCGTAATTGTTAGCAATATTAAAAGTAACCCCTTCTGTATCCACAATGTCATTAAGTAGCGTAAGTTCCTTTTGGAGAACCCCTTGCCAATGATGACACCTTTGTATCAACATAAGTTTTATCCGTTTTATCAGCTAATTGTGAAGCGACACCACTCACATTATTAGACAAAATCCCAATTTGATTCGTATTTTCAGTTGATTTTGCTAAAGCTGATTCTGCTACTTCTTTTGAAGCAATAATAGACGGAATGTCTTGTTTCCCTAATTCTAATAACTCATCAAACATTTGAAACTCATTTGTAGATTCAATTGAATCATTTGATACAATTGAAGAACGTACTTTAAAACTAAAACCATAAGTGCTTGGACGTTTTTTCGTTCCGTCCTCTACTCGTTCAATAGAAATTTCATCATTAACTTCTCCAGCTCTTACAAGGGTTTGTGTCGTTAATAAAACTTTGATTTTTCCTTTTGCTTTATCTAAAATCTCAATTTCTTTATCTTGAAACACGACGGTTTTATCTGGTTTTTTAAAATAGACAATGATTTTATCTGTATCATTTAAAGGTAATGCTTTTTCATCTTCAGTAATATTAAAGATAAGTTCTGAAATGTTTAAATTGTTTTGGGAAAATTCTATATTAGAATGACTAATAGATTTTAGTGTATCTACATTTCATATGATTGTGGCTTCATTATTTGCTCTCCTTTTAATCAAAATAAAAAGCCTGCTTATGCACGCTTGTCTTGTTTCTTAAATCATAAAATTAGTAACCATATGCACGGTAACACTAGTACCGCTAGGGAGATTATTAGCAAATATATTCCCACTTGCTTGCACAGTTATTTCGCATGGAGCTGTTACATCTCCAATAGCAATACCCGAAAAGGCAACATCTTGTGGTGGACGAAACCCAACAGGAAGAGTTGCAAATGGTGTAACATTTTTAGGATTTCGTATGGATCCAATTACATTAACGATTTCACCATTTCTTTTATATTTCGGGATTCTATCGGCTACATTTGTAACACCTGTTGTATTTAAAGTTGCCCAGTCGGTATCTACACTTTGTTTAACTGTACCTTCTACTATAAACTTTTTCGTTTTAACTTGTACTTCATCCATAGTAGAACCATTGAAACCAGTTAAAAGTAAATTTCTAGACTTGTTATCTAACGTTCCGCTCTGGATATAGTTCACATCATTAGTCATTAAGAACCTCATGCGCCCTAATGCATTTGCGACAAGTAAAGGAGCATCATTTCCAGTATGTTCAATACTAAGAGGACCAGACATGCTATCTCCTATTTTACGAACAAGCTGATTTGCATTAATAGATGCTACTAAATCAGCAATTTTTTTATTTGTATCCTCAATTATTTTCAGATATCCAGCCACACTCTCAAGTGCTTTATCAAAATCAGAAATATAATTTTCCATCTGAATGTTTCCTTCTCTTGCATCTCTTTTTAAGGAAATCCGAATATCTGGCGTACTCATTCGTTCTGTATTGTTTTTTTCTAAAACAAAATACGCTGTCCAATCGCCCGCTATAGAAACAGATTCATCAGATAATACATATTCAAATACCCCGTTGTTCGCATCGATTACTTTAGCATCTTTTCTAATTAATTCACCAGTATATCGTGTAGCCTCGTATTTAATTGTGTATCCTGTTAAGACAACAATTTTACCGTTTTCTTTTAAATTTACAGTAAGTTTCAATCCATTCTTATCGTTCTGGCGAGATCGAATTGTTTTTGTAAACACTGGATTAGCCAAATCTATATCGATTATTTCATTCCTCATTATTTCATCTCCCTTCTATGGTTTGGTTTTAACGTGCCTATTTGGTCTTCTGGTACGTTTTGTTCTACCTCTATGTTTTACATTACCTTTTAGTTTTAAAGGCTCTAATTCTTCGAGTCTAGCATCTGTTTTTGTTACGTATTCCTGGAAAGCTTTAGTCACTTGTGATAGCATCCCATATAGGCCTACACCTGTTTCTTCAGATTCGTTCGGAATGACAATACCATAATGGATAGGGATGTCATTTGTCGTTAAAGTGGGGTCTCCTTCTTTACGATCCATCCGCATTTCATATAGTTTTGGCATATCTAATTTGAGGTTATATTGTTTTATATCCCAATCCATTACTTTTTCTAACACATCAAATTTAATATCACGTATGTTCGTTTTGTATTTAGCTTGCGAAGATACTTTAAAATCCGCTGCAATTATTCCACCATAGAATGAACCTGTACCAGATTTAACTTGAAGATACCCATTCTCATAATTTGAATTACGTAGCATACAGTACTGCATGATAAGATCCGTGTCTCCACCCGAAGAAGTATCGATAGATAGAATCCTCGTGCCGTTTTTGTGATAATAGAATCTTTGACCAGCCGTGAAATGCATATTCCCATTTGTGGCTTCAGCAATGAGATCGTTTTTTGCCTTTGCTGTAAAGTTTGTACCAGCTTGTAGATTCATATATGACAATTGAGATTCCAGTTGCAAATACTCCTCTGCTTTTAAGCTCAAATCTCCATTTTGACCAAATTTAATAACAGAGGGGAAATACAAATCGGTATTACTGCCACCTACATAACCTCGTGTGATTCCTATCCCTGCCCCTTTAGGGTAAATATTTGAATACTGATAAAGTGCAAGTGCTCCTTGTGATGCTGTTTCATCATTGTCTCCACCTAAAAGCAAAGTGGGCTGTAATTCATTCCTTGAATTTTTGTAATACCCTAAAAACATACGAGTAATATCATTTTCCATAATTCGCATGAATTGTTTGGATATACTTACATAGTTTTTAGAATCATCCGATCTTAAAGTAGTACCACTAATTTCTCCACCCTTAATTAAATCACCAAAAAGCGTACCAGCTGTTATAAAATCAGCAACAATTCTTCCATCACTTGTAATGGCTGTTCCGTATGGTCCGTCTACTCCAGTAGAAGAATATCCCAATCCATTGACGTTCCACTGCCAAACTCTTAAAGAGGTCATTTCGGATTTTGTGTCCATAATCAAAATCCGATCAGGATAAACCCTAACATGCCCACCAAATCCAGAGTTAATAAGATTCGTCGCATTTTCTTTCGCTGCATCTAATATGGAGCTTGGCATGTTTGACATTTCATTCTGCATTTGCTCTACTTTCCCAGCCACATTTGCAAACGTTTCTTTGAAATTACCTAAAGTTATTTCTATATACTCTTTCTTTATTGGATCGTATTTATAAGAAATGACTTTTGCTTGAATATCAAGATTATCTTCTGTGTGCCGAATGGTGACAATGTCGCCCATATAAACACGCTGCAATACTGCATAATTTTTATATTCTTCTGTTTGTGATAGTTCTTGGAATTCAACCTTATATGTTGCTTTTGGTTGATCTGCCTTTTGAATCGTAAACATATCTTTAGCAGCTTGACGTAGTCGTTTGTAAGCTTCTTCTAGTGGAATAGCATCATCATCCTTTTCATGCTCGCCAATGGCAGCCTTTATATCTTTAAATTCCACCACTCTGATTTTGGGATGAGGATATTTATTAATATTTGGACTATCTACATATCTTTCTGGAAGAAACAAACCATCAAATCCCTGTGGCATGATTCTAGTGACTGGGCTTTTCCAATCAACATTTCCTTCATAACCCAGCAAATCTTTTTTATGCTGAATAACAACCCCTCTGTCAATACCACGACTTTTTAACATTTTTACATCAAAGTTATCTCGCTTCAATTCACCGCCCCAGCGATTAATAAAAGCATTATCTTGCCCATTATCTAAAATAGCTTCAATTGGATTTTTCCGTACAATACGTGCACTTGCGATGGTAGGAATATCCGAATAAAAAGTAAAAGGATGTTTATATTGGCATCCTGTTGATAAACGGTTCATTGCTGCATTACCATTTGTGTTTTGAATAAATATATCCTCAATTAAGTTCTCTGTTAAATCATAAAAAATGTGATAACATTGTACAGTTAATTCGCCCATACTTGGTTTAGGGGTTACAACACGAAATAATTGATCTCCATCTGGTGTAGGAACTTTAATAATGCTCATACCATCAATTTCTATTCCATGTGGAGCAAATAATGGATAACTAAATGTAAGTGCAAATAAACCATTGAGTTCTTCTACAACGGTTGCACCATAAATATGCTTATCTAATATGCCAATTCCATTATGAGTGAAATCAGTCTCATTTGGTTTATATAGTGTAATGTGACTCATTTATATCTCCACCTTGGTTCGACTATGATTTTAGTAACTGATTCAGACCATGAAATTGTATTTATTCCAGGTTTAAAAAGCGGAAATTCTCCTATCATTTTAGAATTCATTGATGTTGTGCCAGCATATGCTTCTAGCAGATCAGAATCGATGGTAACGGAATACGCAACCCCTTTTATTTTGAACGATACATCATTAAGCGTAACTGTTACATCGCCGCCCCCGTAAATCACTAGTTTGGGAGCAGATTCTATTGTGCCAGGATTTAAAAGATTTTCTGGTTTTGTTAATACAATCGGTGCTGTATCAACGTATTCAAAAGGATCAAGTGTAAATTCTACTTCGAATTCCCCATATTCTTCAATCTCATTTGCAATATCACCAATTTCAACAGATTTAATTTTTCGATACACTTCATCATCAGTGAAATATAGTATTTTACCATCCATGAACCATGCCTTGATACGTCGTATTAAAGGCTTTATATTTTCTTCTTCAAGTAAATTAAACTTAATTTTTAAAGGGACGTCCTCAAACGCCCCTTTTTTTGTTAATGAACCATGTCTACCAGATACTTCTATATGTTCTACTTTTTGTTTTGCTGTTGGAATAACGGGGCGATCTACCATACATATACGATAATCACTCGCTAATTCCGTATCAATTCCTATGTCTAGCAAATCAATTCCTCCCGATTCCAATATTTAAATTTCGTCCTTGTTGTGTAAACCAATCATCAGCTTTTTCAAACATGCGGTCTATATCACGATCATTTCGCACGGTGTTATAAAAATTTACTTCTACTCGTTGTTGGTTAACCATTCCACCACCTGCAGCCGCTCCAACCATATTAGGAACACCATTTAAAAGTGCTTCCCCTAGTGCACTAGGTACATCATAAGCCACAATTTGAGCTAATTGAGAAGCTGCATTTTGTATCATGTCTGTTACATTTTTAGTTAGTAATCCCAACTGACCGCCAATCCCACCCATTCTTTCAGAAGAATTTAATGGTGTAACAGATACTTTGTTCCCTTTTTTGCTGAATAACTCAGGACCAGCTTCTCCAGCAATGAATTGCCCATCTCCTAAAACATGTCCACCCTTTGCGAGCATCGGTACATGTGGGATTTTAGGTGCATCAACACCAGGTATTTTATTTAATAGATCAGCAGGTGTATTAAAGCCATCAATAAATTTATTAATCATACGAATGATACCGTTAATTGCTGTTTTAGTACCGCTTTTAATACCATTCCAAGCGCCTAGTACAGCGGATTTCATCCCTTCAAAGGCGTTACCAACAGAACTTGTAACCCACCGAACGGGTGTCATAATCGCTTCTTTTAAGCCATTCCATACAGATGATGCTGTGGATTTAATACTTTCCCAAATATTTGAGAGCGTGGACTTAATCCCATTCCAGATATTACTGCTTGTACTACTGATCATGTTCCAAACAGAAGTAATCGCTTCTTTTATGTTGTTAAAGACGGATTTTGCTGTTGAAACAATGGAATTCCACAGACCAATTAAAAAGTTTTTAACCGCATTCCAAATTGAAGATGTTGTAGAACTGATGGTATTCCATGTATTAATAATCCAATTCTTAATCGATTCAAAAATCGGCATTACAAATGCGACAATTGAATTCCAACAAGTTTGTAAGAAGTTCTTAATCACATTCCATATCAT